GATAGAAAAGGAGAACAACCGTTGCATTAATAGTTGCTTGACTAGAACCAGTTTTGGTAGGAGATTGAACCTGCACAACAGGAGGGTTAGTCGAACTGTAACCCCTTCCACCCTCTAGTAGGGTGATTGACTTCAAACCATTGACAAGGGCAGTTGCAGCAGCACCTGAACCTTGCTCAGAGTCAATGCTAACTTGAGGAGGATATTCAAAGCGATATCCAGTACCAATAGCACTAGATGAAACACTTGTTAAAAGTCCATTATCATTAATACGAGAAAAACCAACTGCACCATTACCGAAAGACGGGATGGGTGCCTCAATTGAATAAATTGATAAGAAACGACCGTTAAGAGGTGCTACTTTAAATACAAACTGGTCTTCATCAATAAAGTAATCAACTTTAGGAACTAAGAGACGATTATCATAAATTACATTCAAATACTCTTCAACTTCTGGTTCATACTTAACTCCATTACGAGTTAGACTGAACTGCTTCTTACCATCACCAAAAGCACCAGACAGATTGTCCAATCCATAAATGGTGTTCTCAACAAAACCGCTGAGATAGAAGATATAAGTTGAACCTGCATCATCAGCAGGAATTTTTGTTCTAGGTGCAGTAGTGAATACAATATTTGATCCGCTAACTGTATAATCAATATTTGGAACTAAAATATTACCATACAAAGAAACAACCAAATGCTGTGCTGAAGGGGGAGCAATTGGACTGTCTTGAGATGTTATTGCAAATGATGTAGTGGTACCATCAAAACTGTTGATAAGACTAGCAAGAGTAGTCCACTTAAGTTTTACCTGTTCATATGAAATACCTGGGGAAAGTGAGATTTCTGGAGATTTATCTACACCTTCATAATATATGACTTCATCGCCAATTAGAATAGACCCATTCGTTTCTAGGAACGGGTTGATACTCTCAACAACAATCTTATCTGAACTGTCTGTAATCGCTTCTACAAGCGTTGTCGCACCATCTAGGATACCGATATCAAGTTTGTCGATATCAAGATACTGGAGGAAGTTATTAAGTATATTTTGCCCTAAACCAGTCTTCTCTTGAGATTTGTAATAATACTCAAGAAACTTATTAAACAGAGGATATTCTGATCCAATAAAGTCTGGTGATTGAGACTCAATCGACTGGGAAACCTTATTAATGTTCATCTACGCTTTACGAGAAACAGGTTGATGTGTTTAGACCACCGCTGTTATCAATTGGTGCAACCTCCACAACTGAGGGGGTATCATCAAATATCGTTGGTGTCAAACTATTTAGAGGGACAGAGGCAGGTGGTGTTGTACCAATTGGTGATACTGTTACCTCAGGACTAATAATATTAATAATTGTTCCTGGGGTTGAAGCAGGAATGGTGCCACTGTTGGCAGGAATAGTAACAACAGGAATCCTTAGGTCTCCAGGGAGAAGTGAAGGATCTGTAACACTACCTGCACCAGTTACAGTGTCTGTGATATTTACTGCCGAAGAAGACGGAACATTTGTTCCTGTACTGATCACATTTACTGGACCAAAACAGATTTCTCCAGTATCATAGTTGACTGTACCGATTGAGTTGTTTGTATATACCTTTTTAGTACCTGTATTATAGAAAATGCGTAGATTTCCATATCCATCGTCTTCAAACTGCTGATCTACTCCAGGACGGTCTGCAGTTCTAAATGTTCCTGATAACAAGACAGGTTCTTTCTTACAAGTACCGTCATCACCATCTTTAGAAGGTGCGGAGTTATAAAGTCCACTACCAGTGCTAATACAGTAAGTATTGGTCTGGTTACTATTTGGTGTAATGTATTTTAGAGTAGTTGTCTGTAGTGAAACGTCAGTGATGGCATTATTAGCAAGAGTGATTGCTTTCTCGTATGCAGAACCTCTAAAGGTTGAGTTGAAGTTATTAATCTGTGTTTGAGTTGCCCAATCATTAATTGATGACTGAATATCGGTTTTAATCTGTGAAGAACTACTTCCTGCTCCAGTATCGTATAGAGCAAAGATCTTAGTATAGATGTATACGTTATCAGGATCGACTACAACAGGGTCAATCGATGCCATGGCATACTTCCTAAGGTTAGCAGAAATTTCCTTCTTTGTAGCGTCATTTAGAAGGGATCCTGTTTTAGTTTTGATTGCAATAAAGACTTTTCCGTAAATAGGAGGATTTAAACTGTCTCCACCATAAGCAACAACGGAATCCGCATTATCATAGATCCTTTGAGTGATTAAAGCGTAATCTTGCGCTGTAACTGCTCTATATTGAGAGGAGTAGTATCTTGGAGCGTTATATTTGATAGATTCGATACTTTCCGCACTAGTTCCCATCTGAGAACGATGTAAAACCGTTAAAGTTACATCAGAAGTAACAACATTAGTTCCTGTAGCATCTACCGCAGTTCCAACGTAACCAAATGAGTTAACTTCATTTGCTTCCTTACCAGAAGTCACCAGATACTCGAATTGTACGACTTCTCCGTCTTTTAATGCTCTTCCGACACTATCATCACCAAACCTAACCTCAAAGCGCATATCCTCACCTTCAGAAAGGAAGTATGCGCGGGTAGATGCGGTTAGACCAGTAACAGTGTCTACTTGGTTGTAAATATCCGATGCTGTGGCAGTCTCGTTTGCTTTTACACTAACTTTGAGTGTTGCAAGGTCTGCTTCTGCAGAAGGGATTGAATATGTTTGTCTTGCAAAGGTATTAACAATGTACTGGAAGTTTACAATTTGTCCTTCGTAGATACAAACCTCAGGAAAGGTACCAATACCTGTAGTGGGACTAACTTCAGCAGTAGTATCTCTTAAAATGTTCCAAACGAAGTTACCACCAGTCGCAATAGAACCTTTCTTTAAGGTAACACTACTTGGGTACACTCCATTTGCTTGAGAAGTCTGAACATCAATTTTTACAGACGCTCTAGATGAAATTACACTTCTAGGAGTGTAATTCATTAACTTGGCAATATTAACGACGTTATCTCTAACTGTAGATGAAGGCAAGAATGCTTCATTCAGTGACATGTTAGCATTGAATGCTGTATAGTAAGTATTATAAGCAAGTGCATCAACCATATACGATAATGCAGAACCATCAAAGTCATAATCCGTAAACTCACTCCGAGTTCTTAGGTATGACTTAATACTTGCTTTGACATCTTCAAAGTCTAGTGCTGTTAAGTTATTCGGTTGCATTATTCGGGTCTCTGTAAGACAAAGGATATCGATTCAACAATGGGCAATCCGACAATCTGATATTCTACCGTTATGTTGATCTTGTTATTCGCATAGATCGGTGTTACATCGACTTTAGTAAGATTTACTCTTGGTTCATGCTGTGTAATGGTATTTATGATCTCTTGCTTAATTGCATCTGCGGTAAATGCATCCAAAGGTTCAAAAAGTAACTGACTTACCCTTGAACCTACAAGAGGTTGGAATGGTTTCTCACCAGGAGAGGTGAGAACCAAGTTTTTAATTGCTTGTTTAATAGCGTTGTCGTTTTTCACACTATAGACATCTTTTGTAAAAGGATTTCTAGTCAAAGCAATATTAAGGTCGTCGAATCTTCGAGACCTCTTAAAGTTTTGACCTTTAATATCCTTTAACGCCATTTGCTAAGTGGTTTAACTTCTTTTTTAGTTTTTGCTTTCTCTATGTAGGCAGTCGAACCGTAATCTGTGACTAGACCTACAGTTCCATGTGTTTCCAACATGTACTTTGGATCGCGATCGGGATTAATCATTAAAAGTGTAATGCATAGGACATTAGAACTTTTAATGGGGTTGCTATCCCACTTTATTTATCAACTTCCGATGAATACGTCTTTACTTGCTCCTGCAACTACACTCAAACATGGAAATGGAACTGTTTTATTTCCAAATGGATCTGCCATCCTACCTGCACGCTTTCCATTAATGAATACTGTCTTTGTAGTTGCAAAAAGTCTTCGAGCATGACCTGTAGGTGCTTCTCGACCACCTCCACCTGTTCCAATAGTACAATGCCACGCAGGAGTATTTCTTGTCGTGAAACATTTGAATCCTACTGACATTGTAACATGCTGTGTGACTGTAGGATGCGGAGTTAAGTTATCCTGATCAATAATAGGGATCTTCTTATTAATTACCACGTTTCTTACAATAGGTTCCAACGGAAGTTGTGCTGTAGGTAACCATGTTGCAAAATTATCCGCAATCTCCATACCCTTTGGTACAATATAAGGTGCAAGAGATGGATGAGGGCAAGGAGATAGAATGCCTCCACCTGGACCTGGGTGCCAGTTGACACCATTTGCTTTACCATGTCCACTACATGTTCCCATGAATAGTGCTGCTGCTTGTACTGACATTACGTTACGTTATAAGGGTTACCGTATTTTTCTGTTGCTCTTGCCATGGTTTGTGATGCATTGGTAAAGTCATTGCGGATAGTCATGTTTCCGCTACAACTCCAATTCTGACAACCAGGTCCTTGAGGAACTTGACCAAAGGGAAATGAGAATGTAGATGATGTAACCGCGCCAGTAGTAGGGTCTGTTTCGTTTGCTCTTGTAGTTGCGGATGCGGTACAAGTGAAATGTGCATTTCCTACGTTCTGTTGTGTCACACCAAGTGAAACATTAACCTTTACTTCTCCTCTTCCATCTGGTATAAACTGTCTCATGAAGTATTTAGTGAGGTCAGACGAATATGGCAGTTCTGAAAAGGGTCCACGCACAGTTTCGACGTAAGATTCGTCATAAATGCTAGTTTCAGGGACTACATCTTGGATTAAACTCTCAATTTGCACCTCATTATCAATTGCAGGTGTTTCCATCAGTTCTCTAGCAGACTTTTTGAGGTCTTGCGCTTCTTTAGACGGTCCAAAATCAACTGTATCGATACTTTTGTAAGTTTGTGGGGGATTAAGTGTTACTTTTAGTCCTTCTACGTCCTGTCTATTAAAAAGACGCTGCACCATCTCGTCTCTACGCTTATAATTGGGGTCTTTTTTGATTTCTACGTTAGGTTCGTTCCTTTCATACGCCTTTACTGGTTCAACATTTGATTTTAGTGTCTCATGTTCCGATAAAATTGTCTGAATTGCCGTTTGATCAAGTTCTGGGAACGCATCTACTGCTTCTGGGAACGTTTTATAGAACTGAGTGAGGTTATCGAACCCAAATTCGCGCACAGCAGCGTCTTCAACAGTAAAATTCGTTGTTTTATGGATATTTGTAACGGAAACTTGAGGAAGATTACTCTCAACGTACCCGCTTCCTTGATTTGTGACGGTAACATTCACCAAAACACCGTTTTGAAACTCACCAACGACCTGTGCTGCCACTCCAGAGTCTACAGTTGGTGCGGTAATACTCAACTCAGGGATTCTACCGAGTGTATTCCACCCCGAACCTCCTCCGTTGTTGTCAATCTCGACACGATCAACTCTTCCGTTGTCTAATTTCACGGTACATGAAGGTTGAACAAGGGTATTATAGACGTCAGGAGCATTCCTGTCAACAAAACCAGTAGTATATTGAACAGACTTATCCGTAAACTCATAAAGTCCACCAAAAAATCCTACATCTTTGATTCCGTAACCTGCAATTGCAGTTACTTGGTGTGCTCTACTACTTGTATAAGAGGTGTCTTTCGTAAAATCGTTACCATTTCCATCCAAATAAGCAAAATGATAAGGGAAGAGACCTTTGTCAGTACCATAATCACTATCAATTGAAGGTCCATGAAGAACACGAGTCACTTCATGACCATTTAATGTATCACCACTACGCAAAACATCAGCAATTGACCCAGATTGAGACTCGATTGGTCCAACAGCAGTGATTTTAACAGTTAATGTAAAGGTTGTAGTCGTATTATCGGGGTGAGTATGCTCATGAGTGATGTTAAATGTATCATTTTGTGCATATCCTGTGCCAGGTTGAACAATATCTAAGACAGTCCAACGTGTTCCTGTGAATGCAACAGTGGATCCCGACTCATCGACGATCGGTGCGATACGAATATTCAGTTGAAGACCAGTTTTACCTGTTGCTTCAAGTGTATACACGGTAAAGGTGTCTGCTGCTTCATCTCCTGCTTGCCAAGTATTCTGGGGAGAGTCAAATGAGATACCAAAGTTCTCACCTTCGTTCCATGCATCGGAGTAATTCGTGCCATCATAGGACACTGAGAGGTCCGTTACACCGTTTGGAATCGTAGTGGATAGCGAATCATAGGTAAACACCACTTTAAAACTTCCTGTACCAATGCCAAACAGCGTCGGGTGGGGACAATCTTCATCTCCAGTGTAATCTACATCACTTTCAATAGTATATGAGCACTGTGTGGAAGCGGGGGTACAAGTAAATCCTGCACAAGGGTGACAAATAGTATTGGCAATGGCACTGTTACTTAGTGGATCGCCCGTTGGAGTACCATCCGAAGTACCTCCAGTGGTTCCCCGCTGTTCATCCTCAATGATATAAGACGCTATACCAATCTGACCTGAGTTACTATTCATCGTGTAGATGTAAGAAAACCAAGTATCACTGTTCTGAAAACTAAATGAGAGGTCTGTAGGGAAATAATCGTACACTGCAACAGCACCATTACTGAAACTGAGGCATTGTGTACCTGCTCTCGTTACCTTACCACAGTTTGCTGCAGACACAGGTTGTGAGAATGTTCCAGGATTGCCACCAAATGTAGCACGACCGCCTTCATTACCGACTAAGATGGAAGGATACATCACTGCTTGTCCTTCAGCACCAGTGATATTCACCTTGACATTGTTTAAACTATTCAGACTACCACGAATACTACTCTTTGGGTATTCACGATACTTGATACCGATCGTTCTATCAGCAGGTAAAGGTTCAAAGCGTGGACAACCATCAGCATCCTGACATACATCAGTAATCTGATCAGCACTTCCATCGACTATTTTACATCCCATGGTCCTTCTTTCTCTAGTTTATCTAATCTTTCGTAGATAAGATCGTAGTTTTCCTTTATATTTAAGTACTTTTCCTGTCCGTTTGGTTTATACAATATCTTTTCACTAAAATTCATAGTCGCAACATACTCCTCAACCTCTTGTAAACGCTTACCTAGTGCAATTAGACAATCGTTGATCGCATTGAGTGCTTCTGCTACTTCTTGTTCATTGTTCATCTTGGTGTTTCTTCAGTGTAAAGGAGTCTTCCTCTATAGTGTAATCTAGTTTAGTATTGACGGACCATCCAAGTTCTTCACACACTTCATAAGGTATCGTAAGGATTAGATCGCCAAAGTCGTCTTCTTCGAGTGTTGTGTAGAATCTTTGTGACATTTATTTTACAGGGGGTTCGTATTCTTGGAGGGACGTTTTAGTTTCCACCCCATCCATAGTGTATATAGTGCTTCGGGGTTTTTAGTTGTGTACGAACCCAAGTACATGTCTGCAACCTGGTACATGTCACTGTGGAGTTGACTTTCCATCTTGATCAAACTTTCTAGACACCATACTCGTAGATCTTGGGGATAATCTCTGTTGGGCATAAATTTTTCTGGGAAATTTTTTAAATCTACTAGTATTTAAGATCTTGATAATATATTGCTTGCTCTGGGGTACCTTTGTAGGTTAGGTTATGGCCCTGTTTTATATTTAAGGGGGGCAATTTAACTGCCATTCTTAACAATTAGTGACTGTGATTAGTGCCTTAAGTCATAAACATAAAAAAGAGGGGTTGTTTGTACCCCTCTATTATACTCTATTTGCTCCTATCTGTCAACTAGTCGATTGCTAACTCCATACCGTTAATGAAATCTTCTTTAACATTCTTGTAACCTACGAACCATTCAAATTGCTTTTGAAATACTCTCATGCCATAAGAAAATTCGTCTAGTAGTGCATTGAGTCTGGATTTCGTTGTATTAGACTGCCAACCGCCATCGAATAAAAGAATCGAATTATCTTTAACAGTAGCGATGTGATTTCCATGTAGATAAACAAACGCTTCGCCATTGTCATGAGTAACTGAAGTATTGGATGAACTGAAGTTAGAACCGTTGCGGATTGCGTTGTTCATTTGAGTTTCAATTTTTCTCATGTGTCCTTTGTTTGGTATACATTAATTATAGCAGGTGGGCAACCCCTTACAACCCCTATTGTGCCACTTTGTCAACTGTCACAGGGCAATCAATTTCCATATAATACCCAATAGATTTAATATAATCAAATACTGATAATCTGGGCAATTCTTTATACCTCTCTCCCCGTGAGTTTCTAACATCGTCCATAAAATGTTCCATATCGTAAATTGATACAAATTCCCCTACAAGTTCGCAGTCATTGTTATAAACTTTATAGAGCATCTTTTGGGTCATTGTTGTTAATTAAGGGGTGTAAACGTAATAACAAAATCCTTCAGCAACCATATAACTTGCTGTGTTAGATAATATCTCATCATCCCAACATTGGTCAGTATCTAACAAGAACTGAAACAAAGCAATACCTTCATTTAGTGGGCATAATCCTTCCTCCCAAAGTGTTAACAACTCCAAGTACTTCTTAGGTGCTTTGATGTTACTTAGCATGTGTTACTTAGAGGAATCTCTGAACCCTTACAGAGTTATTATACCATAGTTGTTGATAATCTGTCAAGAAAATCTGTGTTTGCTGACTATCATTGACAATCGGTAAGTTGCGTGCTAAGAGTACAATTACCTGAGAGATTAATCTCGGTATAGTTAACAACAATAGATTTATTTTAATATTTAACAACATTCGTTAATCTTCCCTTATTCTTATCATTTTGTCCCTTACAGTTGTTCTATACAACTCCCAAGTACTTACCACGAGTTCTTTACATATAGTCCAAAATGTGTTAAACTCGCTATTAAGAATAGGTTGCGGATTACGTTTCATGAGTGTTATTTATGGTGTCATCTTGGAAGCGATTTCTGTTACTTTTCACCATATCTTTCCATTGGTGAGGGTATATTAGTAACTGCACTTGATGTACATTACTCCTACTACCTTTTGCTAGTTCATCACATTTAGTCCACTCATTTATGACTAGAGTGATATAACTTTTATCGATGAAATTAACCCATCCATTTAAGTCATTTAGTGAGTAATAGTCACCTTTTTGGAAGTTCATCTAGATCTTTAAATAAGGGAATTGATTGTTATCAAAGAAGATTAATTCGTTATGAACTAATACCTTCTCATTTAAATGTTCATCGTAGATAGCAACATTTTTCTTTAACTGATTAGCATCTAATTGTTGTAACTTAACGATTAAATCCTCATAGGTCATTGTTGCCATTACGTTGGTTGTTTGTTCGCTCCAAGGGATAAGATTCCAACTCATTTTGTTTAGTATAGTATAGTTACTTATGTCCCTTGCGGATTGCTTCCGCTATACTTGTAACCTTTGCGGGTTTCCTTGGTTTACTGATTCCAATACTAGGATAAAAGACATTATCCAAAATTTCTTCAGATAAGGTTTCTTCTGCTTCGGTCATGTAAATACGATAATTATCAAGTGCTTTTGAGAGTAAAATAAATTGCTCTCTACTGAAATCTTCGATGATCATGTTGTTATGCTCCTTGATAGTAGTTAATTGGGTCTTCTTCTTCGGTGTTGTCATCTTCGGGGACTTCTTCACCGATATGCAATTTATTTAATTTGCATAGTTCTTTGTACTCTGTAATTGTCATTAGAATGGGTTGCTCCAGTTGTATGCTTGCCAGTCAGTTACATCGC